CCGACAGGGCCGTCACCGCTGTTGAGGAAGAGACCGGTGTGCAGCACGTAATCCTTGTAGGACTGCGCCGCCGACATGAACTTCCGGACGCGCGCCGCGACGATGCCGGTGCGGTCGTACTCCGCATCGCGGCGACGGACCTTCAATTGCACCGCCCACGTGGTGAGCGCCACATTCAAGCGGTACGCGCGCGACACGCCGGTCTGGCGAGCGCCTGCGAACTCGAGCCAGTTGCCCAAGAAGTCCTCGAGGATGATGGACGTGGTCGTGCCGCCGTCCGCGGGGATCGTCTCGCAGATCGCGTTGACGAGGCCTTCGTCCGCAGAGGACGTGAACAGCTCGTCGGCCATCGTGCGGAACACCGTTGCTGCCGCGTCAATGGCAGTCTGATTAATGACGTGGGATGAATCAGCCATGTTGGAATCTCCTGTAAATCGTTGGCGCTATTCGCGCTATCAGGTCGTCGCCGTGCTGCGGATCTTGATCCACGCGCGCGTCGTCGAGACCACCTCGACGATCTCGCCGACCTTGCAGTCGTTGGTGCCGTCAGCCACCGACGTAACGCCGTCGCTGTCCTCGACCACGGCGACGTTGCCGGTGAGCGCAGCGAGCGTGACGTTGGTCGCGAGGAGCTCCTCGTGGCCGAACTTCACGTTGATTTTCGTGCCCGCGGGCGCGGAAAGCACGGTGTTGGTCGCGATGCCCACGAAGGACATCGAGGCCGTGTCGGCAGCGCGCTCCGCGAGGCCCGTCGCCGTCTCGACCATGACGAGGCTGCCCTCGTAGATGGTCTCGCCGGTCTTGACGGTGTACGTGGCGTAGCTGGCGAGCGAGTCGTTGCGCGTCTGACGCGCGGTCATTGCGGTGAGGTGAGCCATGATGAGATCTCCTAGTGAGCGGGGGATTCAGCGCGCGTCAAGCGCCCGAGTTGCGGGCCGCGTGCTTGGACAGCATCACGGCGACATGCTTCTTCGCGGCCTCGCCACGCAGGCCAGCAGCCTTGGCGTCAGCCTCAAAGATCTTGGCGATCGGGTCTTGCGACGCCGACAGCGCGAGGGTGTTCGTCGGGGCCTTCGGGCCGGTGACGAGCGAGCCGGTGGGCGGCTGCGCAGTCGCGGGAAGCGCCGAGTAAATGTCGAGCGCGATCTGCTCGCTCTGTTCCGACGCAGCGACGAACGCGGTGCGCTGAGCATCGGTGACGCGGCCCTCGCTCATGAGGCGCGAGAACGACGCGTCGATGCGCGCCGTGCGCTCAAGCGCCTGACGCTGCGCACGCTCCTGCGACAGCTCCGCGACCGGCGCCTGAAGACCCTTGACCGTCGCCGCGAGCTCGACCGCACGCGCCTTGTGCGCCGACAGCTCCGTGGTCTGGCGCATCATCTGCGCGCCAGCGTCGGCGCTCATGCCGCTCACCGGGCCGGCGACGAGCATCGCCGCAATCTGGTCGAGCTTCTCAGTGACCGCCGCGAGCACGCCAGCCTCGTCCATGCCGGTCGCCTCCACGAGCTTGCCGAGCACCATCGTCGCAGCGGCCTCGCTGGCCTCTTCGACGATCTCCTCAGTCGACGGCATGCCCTCGGCGACGGCCTCTTCGACCATCGCGACATCGTCCTGCAGCGCGATGCCCGACAGCGCGCGGATGCTGCGCGCGATGCGCGAAAGCTCAGCCATCTTCATCGGCTTGCACGCAGCGTCGACAACCTCTTCGGTGATCGCCGCGACAGGCATCGACTCCTCAGCCATCGCGCCCGCAAGCGAGACGAGCGCGTCAAAGGCCTTCTTCATCTTCTCGGGCGTGGCGTCTTTCTTGAGGCCGAGCGCCGTTGCGATTGCCATCAAAACCTTCGTGGGATCCATTGCGAGACTCCTAGTGTGTCGCCGCGCGGGAGTCCCGACGCGGGAGAGTGTGATCGGCGTCATGCCGGGAAGAAACGGCGACGGCGTCAGGCCGAGTTCGTATAGCTCAGCGAGGCCAGCGATGTCGCCAGTGGCGCGGTCAATCGGCGCGAAGTCGACGACGACTGAGCAGAAGCGCTGCGCGCCCGACGCGATGCGCTTGGCAGCGTCTTCAGTCCACTCGACGTAGCCCCACAGCTCGCAGCCCGTCGCGCCGTCGCGCACTTCGAGCGCCTGAATCCAGCCAGCCGCGTCGATGGGCACGCCCATGTCGTGGCGCGGGTGACCCCAGAGCACGGGCACCGGCTGCTCGCCTGCGTCGTAGAGCCGCTTGATGTCGCCAAAGACCTCGCGCGTGAACGCAAACGGCCCAGCGGGATGGCCGTTCCATTCGCTCTCGTAGGCCATCTCAACCCAGGAGCACGTCGCGTTGGCGAGCAGCGGCGACTTCATCGCGGGCTGCGCGGCGACATCAGCGAATGCGCCGAGCGTGGCGCGCAGCGCGAGCTTGCGGCTGCCGTCAAATGCGGTTGCGGTAGATGCCATCATGACCTCACAAAAGACGATGCGCCGAAGCCGGGTGTCATCTCGAATCCCGCTGGGATGCTGGTGATGACCTGCAATCCCTCGTCGCGGAGTTCTTCTTCCGATAGCGTCGTCAGGACGCAGCGACATTGGTACGATCCGGGAGGCGAGATGCTTGCAAACGTTGCATCGTCTGCGCGCCACACCTTGCGATTCATCACCGCGTGCGTCGCCCTCACGCGATTGTCCTGCGCGGTGAGCCACTGCCGGTAAGGCCGCGCCTCAAGGACGTCGGGGTCGTTCATCTGCGTCCAGCGCCCCGCGCCATACGCGCTCGCGACGTTGGTGCGGTAGACGTTCTCAAGGTAGCTGGCGTCCTGCGGTGCGATGCCGAGCGTGATCGTCTGGTCTTCCATCGCGCGTCGGAAGTCGCGCAGCGTGTTGCCCTCTTCGAGCGTGCGTTGTAGCTCGTCGACAGCGCGTCGCGAGATGACGTCGAGCTGCTCGTCGGTGGCCATCGATGCACGGCGACGATACGCGCGCAGCACGAACTCCAGGATATCGGGGTCACCGCCACGCTCGCGCCAGAAGGCCACCGCTTCCGAGAATGGCATTTTGAGGAACGCAGGCCGCAAGTCGACGGCGAGTTGCCGTTGCGCGCCCTGCGGGTCGAGCTCCACGAGGCGCACAAACATCTGGCCTGCGAGGTCGGATTTGACGCTGGCCTGATAGATGAGCGCTTCAAGGTCAGGGTCGCCCTTGTAAGCGGCGACGGCGGCGCGAATCGCGTCCTCTGCCGACGCGGCCCCCGACGCACCCTCAGCGGCGCGCGCAATAGCCTCTCTGACGGGCGTGTACAGCACGACCGCATCAAGGGTCGTCTCGGCTGCTACGACGTACGGGCGGCCGATTACCGCCTGTACGCGCGCCCGGTCCGCGGCGTCGCTGAGAGCGAGCACGTCTGCGAAGTCGCCGACGTCATCGATAGCGCTGGCATCCCATGCGCCGAGCCCGCTGATGTCTGGAAAGGGGAGGCCGTGGACGCACCTCCGAGCGTTTCAGCGGGCGCGAGCGCCTCAGCCGATGGCAAGCCCGTCTGCACTGGCGGCGCGGCCTCAAAGGGCAGCGGAGAGCCCGGAGGCGCAGGCGGCAGCTGGACGCGCGCGATGTCCTCGCCGCCGTCCTCGACGCTCCATGCAGGCAGTCCCAGCGACGCGCGAATCTCGTTGACCTTCACGCTGCCGGTGTCGATCGCGTCGCGCGTGATCGGCAGTGTGTCGTCGAACAGCGTCGTAATCACCGGCATCGGGATGTCGGCGCGGCGCAGATTGTAATAGGCCAACCAGCGCACGACGTCGCGCGTGATCGAGCCCCACATCAGCGTTGCGTCGAGCTTGCTGCCTTCGAGACGCACGCCGTCGCGCGTCTCCGTGCTCGAGCGCGAGCCGTTCGCGCCGCTGAGGTAGAGGTCGGGAGACACACCAAGCGATACGAAGATCTCTTGATTCAGTGCGTCGCGAAGTTCTTTCCAGACCGCCGTCGAGCCCGACGCCGCAGGGCTGATAACCTCGATGTTGCTCGTGCCCGACGTGACACCGACGCTGTCGGCCGTGAGCTGCTGGAGGTCGTCCAGGATGCGCTGGCGCTGCGACGAATCCGACGACGCCGCCATCTGCGCGAGCACGAGCGGATTACCGAATCGCTCAGCGCCAACCAACCAGAACGTCCACACGTTCCTTTTGAACATCCAATAGAAAACGCACGCGAGAAAATCGCCCTGATCCATCGGGCGGCCGGGGTCTGTCCACGGAACGTGCGTGAGAAACTTCGCAGGGAAGTTGACCGTGTTGTACCACTGGTAGTCGTAGTCCCTGACCTCGAGCGACCAGTCCTGCGCGTACCGCAAGTTGCGCGTCTGCACCGGCACCGGCTGCGGCATCCACGCGCCATTCACGCGTGACCACACCAGCTCGTGGACGCTGATGCCCATGCCGATGCCGTCGAGCACGCGCATCAGAAACGTCTCGCGAGCCTCAAGGCTATTGAGCCATTCCTTCGTCAGCTCGACCAACTCCTGCGCTGCGCCGCGCATCTCAGGCGCGACGTCAGGCGGCATCTCGACGGCGTAGCGACGGCCAGCCACCGACGAGCGGCGCGTCGAGTACGCGCGACGCACGACAGGGTCACGGCGCATCTGCGTCGCCATGTCGGCCCAATATTCGTAATTGCCAAAATCCAGCTCGCGCAGCGCGGTGCTGATGCGACCCGGCGACACCGGCTGTAGCGCACGACCACTGATCGCGCTGAGAGACTGCGGCCTGATGACGCGGCCCAACTCAGGGATACGCGTCGTCGCGGCCATCGGCTCTGGCGTGGCGGCTGCGACAGTGGTCGTCGGGCGCGGCTTGCGGGGAGTCGTCATCGG